CTCCTACAATTACTTTGTCAGACATTTATAATTTGTTTATTTAATTATTTAGCAGGAACTTTCCATATTGTAGTGAGAGTAACTCATCTAACTCCTGATTCTCTACTATGTATAGTTGTCCGGCGAGTTCATCCCATGTATAATTCCTATATTTTTGCCAATGAAAGTTTAATCCTCTGAATCCCCATGGAAATAATTCCATACATGCAATCAATGGATGTTGATCATAGGTTTCATTAGGAGTTTTGGCATTATATACAAAGGTATAAAAATTTCCTGGTTCGGGTATGGGAGTAACAGTTTGATTGAATACATCCATAATAATCAGCATTATTTCTTCTGGATCAGTTGTATTTGCTTCTTCAACTAATCGTTTAAGTTCTTCTACCCGTGCAGTAGGAGATTTTTTTAGTTCCCCTTCAAAACCAAAGGTCTCCGATTGTTCCCTCTGTCTTTGGAGTTCTCTTTCTCTTCTTTGTTGGAGGGTTTTTCTTGGCATTATTGTATACCTAGTTCTCTTTCAGTAATGATTTTAAATTCTACTCTATGATCTTTGCACCATTCAGATGCAGCTGCCCACTTTGCTTGATTGACTGCATAGGTTTTACATTCATAGAGATATGATTGAGTTACTTTTTTACGTGGTTTTGGTGGACGGGTTTGTTTTCTGGGTTTAACCTCAATCACATAGGTTTTAAGATCCCCTGAGTTCTCTTTAACCTTTATAATAAAATCTGGATAGTAACGACGGGTCTTACCATCAGGAGCACGGTATGGGATAAAGAACTCTTCACTTCCCCACTCTACAATACTCTCATTGATGTCACAGTAATTACAGAACTTTCTTTCCCAAGAACTACGACAGATAATAGTGTTTGGATTACCCTTATATTTCTTAGGTTTAGTGGGTTTAAATAAACTTTTTTTACTTTCGGCCATACATAATATATAAGGTATAAAATATTTATAAATGCCTACACCAAAAACTATATCTGAAATTAAATCTAATTTACTTCGACCTGCTTTAACTTCTCATTATGAAGTTACAGTTAGTCCACCTCCGGGTACGGTGATGGACTGGTGGAAAAAGACAGGAAGACAAGGTAAGTTAAATTTACAATGTTCAGAAGCATCTCTTCCAGGATCCCAACTGGGTACAACAGAGGTTGCTAATAATTATCATGGGGTAACTGAAAGATATGTAAACCGAAGAATATTTGATGATAGAATTGATTTCACTTTTTATCTAGATGCAGGAGATTATACTGCTGTGAGATTTTTTGAGTATTGGATAAGCTATATTACTGAAGGATCAACGGGACCGGGACAAAAGGCGGGTAATTATTTTTATCGCATGAGATATCCTCGTGGAAATGGAGATGGATATATCACCCCTCAGGGATTATCGATTACAAAATTTGAAAGAGATTATAATGAAAATAAAGTTTTGCAATATGAATTCGTTAATAGTTATCCAATAGCCATTACTTCGATGCCTATATCATATGATAGTTCTGATCTCTTGAAGTGTAATGTATCTATGACTTATATTAGGTACTTAGTTAACACTACTTTTCCACCTCTTTCAGATAGTGCAACTGCACGAGTATCGTCTATAATAGATCAGGCATCTACAAATACTACAAGTATTCTTGGAGATATAATACCAGATCGAGTGGGATCCGCCTTCCCTCTTGGAGCCAATGATCTGTCAGGAACATTATCCAATGTTGGGTGATAAATAAGTATACTGAATTGTATTAGGACATTATGCCTTTACCAAAGATTGCCACGCCAACATATGAGTTGGAGTTACCTTCCACTGGCGAAACTATTAAATACAGACCTTTTTTAGTTAAGGAAGAGAAACTATTAGTTCTTGCATTGGAAAGTGAGGATACCAAACAGATCACTACTGCCATTAAAGCCGTTCTTAAATCTTGTATTCAAACAAAAGGAATTAAAGTAGAGACTTTACCTACGTTTGATATTGAATATCTTTTTCTTCATATTCGTGGTAAGTCTGTTGGAGAAACTCTTGAAGTTAATGTTATTTGTCCTGATGATGAAGAGACTCAGGTTAAAGTTAATATTAATTTAGATTCTATTGAAGTTGAAAAGAATGAAGATCATAATAAACAAATTAAACTTGATGATACTTTAATGATGGAGATGAAGTATCCGTCCTTGGATGAATTTATTAAAAATAATTTTGATTTTAAGGAAACCAATCAGATGGATCAATCATTTGCTTTAATTGGTTCTTGTATTGATAAAATTTATAATGAAGAAGAAGTATGGGCCACTGCTGATTGTACTAAGAAAGAAGTGAATGAGTTCTTAGAGCAGATGAATTCATCTCAATTTAAAGAGATTGAAACTTTCTTTGAGACTATGCCTAAGTTATCTCATACTATTAAAATAAAGAATCCGAAGACAAAAGTTGAAAGTGATGTGGTATTGGAAGGATTAGCGTCTTTTTTCGCGTAGCGATGACTCATATGAGTCTTGAGGCATATTATCGCTTAAATTTTGCCTTGATGCAGTACCATAAATATAGCTTAACAGAGATTGAAAATATGATGCCTTGGGAACGAGACATCTATGTGGCTCTTCTTCAACAACATCTTGAAGAAGAAGAAAGAAAACAAAAGCAAGCCCAATCGAAGCATGGCTGAGTCACGCCAACAATTAATACAAGGATCTTCTTTTTTTCAAAGACAAAAAGAGAAGTTAGGTAGCTTCATGGCGAAGAGGTCTACCATCACTGGTGGTGCTTTTAAGAAAGGAACAAGTCAAGAGTCATATGATAATATTGAGAAGAGAGTAGGTAATAATGAAGAAAAGATTACTTTTTTAAAAAAAATTATAAAAACAAGAAAAGATAATGTAGATAAGAAATTTGGGACTCAGAATACCTTGTTATCTACTTTACAATCCATTGCATCAAGTGTGGATTCTATTAGAGATACATTAATTCAAAGACAAGAATCTGGGGAAGAAGGGTCTGATGATAGAAGGACACGGGCAGAACAGGATGAGTTTGATAAGAGGGAAAAGGATTTAGAAAAAAAGAATAGATTTGAAGGTTTAAAAAGTGTAGGAAGTAAAGTACTTCAACCTGTAATGAGTTTGTGGGATAGGATATGGAATTTTATAAAGACATTATTTTTTGGGAAGATACTTCTTAACTTATTGAAGTGGATGGCAGATCCTGCTAATCAAAAGAAAATTAAATCTTTTGGTAGATTTATAAAGAATTTCTGGCCTGCATTGTTGACGGGTGCATTACTCTTTATGACTGGATTGGGTGGAATGATCACGAATATGACTGTGGCAATTGCATTATGGATTCCTAAAATGCTTGCTGCTATTGCAGGGTTGAAAGCGAAAGCATTGATAGGCGGTGCTGGGATGATGGGTTTTGGTAGAAAAGCTCTCTCTGCTTTTGGTGCTACGAGAAGATTTAATGAAGGTGGTGTAGTAGAAGGTCCATCTGGTGTAGATCAAGTTCCTTCAATGTTAACCGAAGGAGAATCTGTATTGCAGGTGGGGGCAAGAGAAAGAATGATGAACACCTTGGGTGTTGATCCACTTTCATTTAATGTAGGACCTAAGGCTAATAGACCTTCATTCTCTGGGGGTAAGAGTTTTTTCAATAATGGTGGGATTGCTACTAATCAACATGCACAGGTTCAATATAATCCAAAAACGAATCAGAGAGAAGTGGTAAGTGGTAATATTGATATTGACGCAGCTAACCAGATTAGTAGGAGGCTATCTTTAGAAAGGCAGGAGTCCGAGGCCATTAAATCTCATGGTTTCAATTCAGTTGAACGTAAAGAAGTACAGAAGCAAATTATGATTCTTGATGGTACTCCCGCCGAGGCTATTATTATTGAGGATGATGGACAACCTATAAGGATTAAAAGTTATAGTACCTTTGATGGTGTGACTTCAGTAGAGAGTGATAAAGATTATAAAAACAGATTATCAAGAGAGAAATTTAATCGTAATGTTGGTGGTGTTGCTGATTTTATGACATTCGGTATGTTTGATTTTGATCAACAAAATCGTAAGGGAGCACCAAAAGATTGGGGTATAAACAGGATAGCAGGGGGTATTGCTGATTATCTGACATTGGGACTCACTGATTTTGATAAGAGGGGTGCTGGTATCGCTCAGTTTAATCCTATAAGTGGCGGTAAGGATAAAGCATGGAGTACAATGAAGGAACTCCGAGAGGAAAAAGAAAAGAAAACAGATCTGACTTTATCTCAGGATCAGGAAACTAAATCATCGGAGGGTGTATCAAGGACAATAGACCGAACCAATGATACAGTGGAGGTAATAACTGCACAGCAAAGTGCCAATAATAATCTTCCACTTGATCCAGGAGGATCTGGTAATGAGATCCCTTCGTTTGATGTTGGAGTGACGAGGGATGTGTCTAAGATTAGAACCCTAGGAATAATGTTGTTGTGATATGTTGTTAGGATTATTAGGAGGAGCTGGTAAAGCATTATTAGGAGGAAGGAAGAAGAAGCAGGACGGTCCTAGGATGGCTCGCCGTGTGTTTAAGAGAGAAGGTGGTAGAGATATAGGGGAACAAGAAGCACCTCAACAACAACCACAACCTACTACTCCATTGGTTCCTACGACTTTTTCTTCTTCTCCTAAACTTATTAGTAAGGCAACTACTAAGCTGGGTGGTAAAGAGACCTTAGAAGGAACTGCATTTAGAATTAAGACTAGTGTAGTCGAGATTGATACTCTTTTAAAGGGATCTCTTTTATTAGATAAGATGAGAGAGAAGCAGCGAAGGCAAAGAGAACAAGCAAGACGTAATCAAGAAGAAAAGGATTTAGAAAAAAGTAAAAGAAAATTCCCAAGTTTAGGTAGATTTTTACCAGGAAAAGCGAAAGGTTTATGGTCGAGGATAGCAAATTATTTTGTTACTCTCTTCTGGGGTATGATTATAATGAGATTGATTAAGAATGCAGGAGCACTTAGAAATGTAGCCCAATTTGTATTTGGTGCAATGAACTTTGTTATTAATTGGGGTGGAAAAATTCTTAATTTTGCTGCGACGTTGGTAGATGGAGCATTTTGGCTTGCGGATAAAGCAGAGGGTTTGGTTGGAGGTATCTTAGGAAAGTTTGGACAGGAAGGATTCCAAAAATTATCTAAGACTTTTGTAATGCTTTTGAATGCAGCATTAATGGCTGCCATGATTAATTCTCGTGTTAATGTGGGTCTTAACAGAGCAGCAGGTGCGAGAGCAAGAAATCCTGGATTCTGGACTACACCGAAAGGTAGAGTTCCTGTAACTAGGGGAGTAGGGGGAACTCGTGGATTAGGAAGTAGAGTACCAGTAACAGGTGGTGGACGAGCTCCTTTTATTGGAGGGGGAGTCAGACCTCGTGTTACATCTAGTGTTAAACCAGGACTTCAAGCATTAAAAGGAACATGGAAGACAAGTGCTGCTCCTATTATCAAGAGGATTCCACTTGTTGGTGCCTTAATGGATTTTGCTATAAATGTTTTTATCTTTAAAGAATCTCCAGGAAGAGCAGCATTTAAAGCAATAGGTGCAGGATTAGGTGCAGCATTATTGGGTGGATTATCAAGTATTATTCCAGGTATTGGAACTCTTCTTGGGGCCATAGCAGGTGGTATGGCAGGTGATCTATTAGGTGGATGGATATATGACATGATCTTTGGAGGAGGAAAGGGAGCAGGGACAGGTAAGGTTTCTGAAAAAACAGCAGGAGATGCGATTCAAGAGTTTGGAACGGCGGTAGCGGCTGGTGGTGTTGCAATCTGGGCAGCAGATAAAGCATTAAGATCGGCGGGAAGAAGGGGTAGAGGTATTAAGGGAGCATTTAGAAGAGTAAGATCAGGTCCGCTTGGTAAAAGGATAAGGGGTAGAAGGATAAAAGGTAGAATAAGAAAACCTAGAAGATTCCCTCTGAGAAACAGAGGTGCAGCTGTAAAACTGAAAGGAGGATTTGGAAAATTTGCCAAAGCAAATGCACTTACTACGGCTATATTCGCTGGAATGGAATTCGCGGATAGGAAATCCATGGGTCAAACTAATTTACAGGCAGGAGCCGGCACGGTAGCAAGTACGGCAGGTGGACTAGGAGGTGCATGGGCTGGTGGTAAGGTTGGTGCAATACTGGGTGCAAAGCTTGGTGGTATTATTGGTAGTGTTGTTCCGGGTGCAGGAACAGCAGCAGGAGCTCTCGTTGGTGGCGGTATTGGAGGTGTTCTTGGGGTGATAATTGGTGGTATGAGTGGATCAATGTTAGCAGGAGGTATAACCGATGCTGCAACGGGTGCTAATAATGCACAACCAGGAGGAGGAATAGGAGATCAACAGATGGATGAATTCCAGTGGATGAGTTTCCATAAAGGTGGAATAGTTCCTATGGATATGACAGCTGCCTTAAAGGGTGGTGAGATTGTTATTGATACAAATAGTGTTGGTCCTGCTAAGAAGATGTTACTTGCTATTAATGAAGCAAGTGGATATCAAGGAGTGATGGATGCTATTTCCAAATTTGCTCCTTATGAATCTATAGGTCAGAAGACGGTTATAGTTGAAATGCCCTCTTCATCTACACCTCAACAACAAAGTCCAAATGATGATGTGTCTGCTATGTTTGCATCCTTTTCACCATCTTCTTCTGGTGGACTTGATCCTTTTGAAATATTACATAAAGGTGTGTAAATAGTATTAATAAAGTAAGATAAATGAGTAATTTAGGACCACTATTCGATAAAACAGGACAATTTTCTGCCAAAGAATTAAATAAAAAGCCTGTTAATCTGAAAAAATTGACAGGACCTGCTTCTGTTGAGGAGTTGAGTGTGGTTTCTAATAAGGATTCTAATAATACTGTTGATTTAACGGGTGGACTTATTCGTTTATTATATTATGAAAGTCTTTTATCTAATACAGTGAGAATAACATATACTTATACTGATTCAGGAGATACTACTAATAATCAAAAGAGAGGTACTAATTGTAAGAATACTACTACCGCAGTAGATGGATTACCTATTGTGGGAGAAGAAAAAGTTAATGTGAGGTTTAGTGATAATAGAGGAACAAAATTAAAACTTGAAATGTATGTGAATAAGATTACTAATTTGGATGATGAGTCAACCAAGTCGGTTGCTCAATTGGATTTGGTATCGAAAGAATTTATAATTAATGAGAAGGGTGATAGTAGATTGGAGGTATGTATGGAAGGAAAGATATCTCAGCATATAAAGACAATTTTAACGGAGAATTTAAAGACTGAAAAGAAATTAGAGATTGAAGAGACAGGTGCAACGAATTATAATTTTATTGGTAATAGAAAGAAACCTTTTTGGTCAATGAATAATCTGGGTACGAAGGCCGCTCCAACAGGAAATAAGCCTGGTAATACAGGAGGATTTCTTTTATATGAAACAGCGAAAGGGTATTATTTCAAATCTTTGGATAAATTATTAGCGCAAAAAAAGAAAAAATCTGCCATTTATACTGAGTCCACAGAGGGTGAAAAGATTCCTAAGGGATATGATCTTAAAGTACTAGAATTTGTAAGGGATAGTTCGGTTAATGTTCAAGGGAAGTATCAGATGGGTGCATATTCTACTCGTTGTATTTCTTTTAATCCTTTTAGTTGTGAATATAATGAGAAAATTCTTACTGCTAATTTAAGTGGTTTAAAATTAGGAGATAATGCTCCGGGTAATCAAGACTATCTTTCTCTTGCGGGAAAAGAATTTTGGCAATCTAATTCTGAGTTGGAGAGTAAAGAATTAAATGCAGCCTTTACGAGAACCACTTGGAATATTACAGATACGGGAACTTTACCCGGAGGAACAACCGACCAACAAATTGATAAATCTAAGGAACAGAATTTTGATTTGGAGAATATTTTTAATCAATCTATTCAGAGATATAATCAGTTGTTTGGGCAGACAACTACGATTACTGTAGCAGGAGATTTTTCTTTACATGCGGGAGATGCTATATTTGTAGACTTTCCTAAGTTAGAAGCAGATACTAAGCAGGAGAGTGATAATAAGAATAGCGGAGGAAAATATATTATTGCGGATCTATGTCATTATGTTTCTTCTAAGGAGACTTATACTAAATTGGCTTTAGTTAGAGATTCTAGGGGTAGGAAAGGTACTGCTAGTGAGAGAACTGCTACGGGATCTGAGATTATACAAAATAAAACAACAGATCGTTACAGAATAGATCCTGGTAGTATATAATAAATATATTAGTAAGGGACTAATTTTATGACTACTAAAATTCCAAAGCACGATTTAGACCACGAAGTCTATCTAGATCCTAAGGATCATAAAGAGCATATCAATCATGGTATGTTAGAATATAGTGAAGCAGATTTGGAAATGCACAATGATGCATTTCATGACCATACCGAGGAGGAGGTAGATCCTAGTGATGCCAAGATAAATGATTGGCATACTCGACATCAAGATAAGAATCTTGAAGTTTATTGTGACAACCATCCAGATTCATTGGAGTGTAGAGTCTACGACGATTAAGATATGGAAGTAGGATCATTATTTAATTCAGGGATACTAGGGCAATCTTTCAATTGGTGGGTAGGACAGATTGCTGATGATTCTACATGGAGAGAAAACATTAATCCAGGGAAATTTGAGGATAAGGAAGCAGTTCCTGGCTGGGGTTATCGATATAAAGTGAGGATCATGGGTCTTCATGATCGAGCAACTGAGGTTATTGAATCCGAAGAACTTCCTTGGGCTACTGTAATGTATCCTATTACCAGTGGAGGTGGACAAGCAGGTGCATTCGCCACACCTGCTCTTCGACAAGGGAATGTGGTCTTTGGATTTTTTATGGATGGAGGACAAGAACAAGTACCTGTTATCATGGGAGTGTTGGGTAATAATCTTCAAACGAAACTTCAAACCAAGACAGAATTAACTGGTGGACTTGCTTATTCTGGGATAAGTGGACATGCTGAACCAGAAAAACCAAAATTAGAAGCAGAAGATAGGGTGCCTGATAGTGATATGACAATATCTAAACCCGCATCTAAGGAACAAAATATTGAGAAGGCGGCTTTGAATAAAGCAACGGAGGATCTTAAAGTTGGAGAATCTAATGCGGAAACCATAGCATTAGCAGCTGCTGAAAGAGCGAGGTATGGATAAATGTTAGATAAGTTTGGATTACCTACAAATCTTCCTCGTACACCAGGAGAGTTAAAAGATATTCAGAATGCTCTGGGAGATGTAGAGAGTTTAAAAAGTCAGTGGTTGGCGAATGGATTTAATCCTGGTGAGATAGAAGAGTTTGCAAATAGTTTTGTAAAGAATAAAGTTGTTGATGGTCTAAGGAGTCGGGTTGCTGATGCTGAATCATCTACTTCTCCTGCACAAGCAGGAGCTACACTTGAAAGTGAAGCAATTCATGTAGTGAGTGTTGGTGATGTAAGAAGAGAAGAAAAGTATCAAGAAAAGATTCCTGTAAGTAAAGTACAAGATCCTGTTGATTCTGCTACCAAGGGAATGCAGATCAACATTGAGAATGTGAGTAATAAAATTAATAAAGTGATGGAATCCTTTGGAAACTATGCAGACATGGCATCCATGGGACAAGGACAACAGGATATTGAAAAGTTAATTGAAGATGCCGCATCTGTTAACTCTAAGTATATGAAAACCATCATGAATAAGATGATGGAGTTTACTAATAAGACAGTAAATGCAGAACTATCTGCTGCTATATCTTCAATGCCAGCATCAAAGAGAGCAATGTTTGCTGATATGAAGAATTTAATGAATCAGAATAGTCTTCAATCCTTTGGTGATATTTCAAATGGTATGCAGGGAATGTTGGGTGGTATTTTAAAGCAATCTTTTAATGTAGATTCTTTGATACAACAGGCACAACAGAAAGCACTTAATCCTATTACTCCGATGAGTAATTTGATGAATGTTAAAGATTGGATTCCTAGTATGCCTGTAACCAAAGGAGAGAAGGTTAGATTTAGAAACAATGTATATACTGTGGGTAAATCTGGTAAGACTGGCACTACTCTTCCTATAGAGAGAGATGGTTCTCAACCAAGTGGCAACACTGTATTACAATTTGATTCTTTTGTTGAGGGTGATGGTGATGATACTAAGTATGGGGATGTGGCAACTTATCCCAAGGTTCCTATTTGTTATGCTGAAAATATTATTGGTCAAGCATTGGGTGCTAATAAGAAAGCAATAGATCAAGCAACTAGTAATGTTATAGATGGAGTTAATTCTTTTATTGGTGATATCCAATCAGAATTGGATGAAATGGATAAGAAAATGGAACCAAAGGCATTTGATAATAGTGGTGAAGGGAAGGTAATTGGATTTAGTGATGAAGAAGGTGGAGGAAATGTACAAGGTGGTAGTTATTATATAACAGGAGATAATATTGGTGTTACTGGATCGGGAACTGTAACACCTGTTGGAGTTGCCTCTACTGCACCTGGACCAGGTAATGGATTGACTGTTGATATAACTGTATCTAATGGTGGTGCGACAGGTACAACAGAGGGTGAATTGTATATTAAAATACTTGATGGGGGATCAGGATATAATACGGGTGGCGGAACTCCAAGTAATACTGGTACCAATACTGATGAAAGTACAACTGGTGGATCTGGAACCGGATGTTTAGCAAACATTACCTATTCCGGAGGGATAGGAACCAAGGTTACTATTACAGAAGGAAGTGGTGGTACGAATTACATAGCGGGAGATATACTTACTGTTACTGGTTCTAATGGTGGGTCTGGATGTACATTTGAGATCATTAAACCAAGGGGGCGTATTGATTCTGTGATAGGATCTACTCCAGGTATTGTGGTTAATAATCCAGGTCAAGGATATCGAGTGGGAGAATTAGTAACGGTGTTTAGAGAAACTTATAATAGTGTTGCACCTGATGCTACGTTTACCATTACTAGTGTCTCTGATCCTGGTCCAGTTAAGATGGAGGCTCCTAAATCAGGAAAAAATAAACCTCAAAGTATGGGTAGTATGTTAAGTAAAATTGGAAATATTGGAGGCAGTTTAACTAGTGCATTGAATTTTAAAAATATAACATCCAATATTTTTCCTTTTGAACTTCCTCCTGTTCCTGCTATGTCAGATTTCTATACTCTGGCAAGAGGATCTGGTGCTATGCCTGACGGTGAGATGCCAAGTATGAAATCAATTGGGGATGCAGCTGCTAAACAATTCCCAACACCACCCATTAAAGATCCATTATCATTTGTTCAACCTGCTAAGGATGCGCTGGATGTTATTCAGGATTCTAATTTGGATGATGTAATAAATGCAAGTCAGGCAGAACTTGATGAAGCATTTGATATGTTCTAATAAATATACCTATGACATTTAATCTGTTTGGACCACCTACGAAATGTGATATTAAAGTCGGTTATATTTCAACCGATAGAGGATATGTGGCGGGTATAGGTATTCATGATGCTAATGTATATGCTAAAAGCAATCCAGGAACTACTTTTATATTTGCTACCAGAGAAAGAATTAGATATTTAAATATCAATGAGGTTAATAAATTAACTCCTGACGATCTGACTTCCCAAGTAGATGAGTGTAAAGGGATTCAGATGGATAAGAAGTCTGATGATGCACCTATTAAAGTAATTTTTATGGGTGGTGGCGGAATAGGTGCTCAAGCTAATCCTATTATTGGTAGAGATGGTGGAGTTATTGGAATTGATATGGTACATCGGGGATTTGGATATCAATATCCTCCTCAGGTTGAAGTAAGAGATGAATCAGGTATTGCAGCAGGGGCTGTGGTAATCGCTGGAATTGGTACGACGGCTACTGTGTATCAGACTTATGAAGATGAGGAAGATTTTGAGGTATATGATTTAGATACTTGTGCTCCTCGCCAAGTAGGGTTTGGAAGTGTATATAATATTGATGGAAAAAATATTGGATCATGGAATCCTAATCGATATGTTAACCCATCTGAGACACCTTTTCAAGAAACAGTAGAACAATATATTAAATTTTTAAATGCACCCAGAATTCCTTGGTGGACTACACGTACAGAGGCACCTTTAAAGACAACGGGTGATGGTAAAACAACACGAAATTTTTATAAGGTTGATTTTTGGTATTGGAAAGATTTTTTAAACTCATATGGAATTTCACCAGTTCCAAAGTCAAATATAAAAGGATCTGATTTTGCAGGAAAATGGTATACATTTGAGTGGAATGTAGATTTTCCTTATGATGGGGATTATGTTTTTAGAGCACAGTGTGATAATGAGGGTAGATTCTTTTTAGATAATGAAGCGGTTTCTGATTTTAAAATAGGAAAAGGTGGTGCTGCTGGACATGTTTTATCTAATCCTTTACGTTTTAAGGAAACTGTTAAAAAAGGAAAGCATAATTTAAGATTAGAACTTTATAATCATCATTTCAGAGAAAAGTTTAAAGTCCAACAACAAGGAACTGGTCCTCAACAGGATATACGAAATGAAATTCAAGTAGCAGGAACAGATTTTATTAAAAAGAGTAATGGATATTTTATGAAGGTAGGTGGAAATGTACAGACTGAAGTAACATTGAAACTTACTTATAATGATAATCCTAGGACTGCTGGAACTGCTATTACTAAAATTATTGTTCCCAATACAGATGGTCCTGATCTTATTTTAGAAAGAGAAAAGAGTGGAGATACTTATAAAAAAAGTGGTTCTGTGTCTGCTAAAGGTATTTTCCTTAGGAATGAAGAAGGATATGGTCCAATCCAATTGTTTGGAAATGATGGGGGATCCAAAT